ATACTCCAATGGGTCAGATTGTAAAAGGTCTGCTTGAAGGTGGTGTCAAACTAGGTGTTTCAACACGTGGTATGGGTAGCTTAGAGCAACGTAATGGCGCAATGTACGTCAAAGACGACTTTATTCTTAATACGGTAGACATCGTACAAGATCCATCAGCGCCTGCAGCTTTTGTTAATGGAATAATGGAAGGCGTAGACTGGATCTGGAATAACGGTATTATTGAAGCTCAAGTAATTGAAAAAATGGAGACCGAAATTAAGAAGGCTCCACGATCTGATCTCTATGAGGTACAGACTCGTGAGTTTAAGAATTTCCTCTCGTTAATGAAATAAAATATAGGAGTCAGAACATGACTGATAACACTCAGGATGAAATGGCAAATGTTGACGAGAACGAAATCGTTTCTGAAGCATCACTGTCAGACAATCCTAAAGATGCGGAACAAGCTTCTGTGACTGGCGTAAAGGCTGCGGCCAACGCTACGAAACAGACTCAACCGCCTAAAACTAAGGCTGGCATGATTCAAGGCCTGATGCAAAAAATGCAGACCATGAGCAAATCATCTCTGAATGCTAATTATGGTCCAATGAATGCAATGATGGACAAAGGTTACGGAAAAAATGAAGAAGTAGAAGCAACTGACGAAGTTATCGCAGAAGCAGAATACGATTTTTCAGGTGACTTAAATGCATTAGTCGAATCAGAAGCAACTCTATCTGATGGATTCAAAGATAAAGCTGCAACAATTTTCGAAGCTGCTGTTAAAAGCAAGCTTGGTGAAGAAATTGCACGTATCGAAGAGTCTTATGGACAAGAGCTTGCAGAAGAAATTGCTGGCACTAAATCGGACCTTGTCGAGAAAATCGACAGCTACCTCAACTATGTGGTTGAAAATTGGATGAGCGAAAACCAGGTTGCAATACAAACTGGCCTACGTTCGGAAATCGCAGAAAACTTTATGAATGGTCTTAAAGATCTATTTGTAGAATCTTATGTCGACGTTCCAGAGTCTAAAGTTGACCTAGTAGACGACCTTGCAGAACAAGTTGAAGAACTTGAAACTGCGTTAAACTCACAGACCGCTAAAAATATCGAAATGACTGAAGAGCTTGAATTGTTCCAACGTTATGAAGTTATTCGTGAGCATGCTCACGGCTTAGCTGAAACTGAAGTTGAAAAACTGGCTGCTTTGGCCGAAGATCTTGATTTCATTGATGAAGAAACTTTCTCAGCGAAAGTGAAAACTATCAAAGAATCATACTTCACTAAAGAAGTTAAATCAGCTGAAGTTGGTGATGACCTTATAGAAGATACTGCAGACACCTCTGTAGAAGTTTCTTCTGTGATGGATTCATATCTTCAAGCACTTAAAAAATCATCTTAATAGGAGAATCTAAAGATGGAAACTTACGATCGTTTAGTCGAAAAATGGAACCCGGTTCTTAATGAAGAATCAGCGGGTAAAATTGGAGACTCACACAAACGTGCTGTAACTGCAGTTGTTTTAGAAAACACTGAGAATGCACTTCGCGAAGAGCGTAGTCAAGCACAATTCATCACTGAGGCCGCACCAGGAAACGCTACATCAAGTGCTTCCAACTGGGACCCAGTATTAATCTCACTAGTACGACGCGCTATGCCTAACATGATGGCATACGATCTATGTGGTGTTCAGCCAATGACTGGTCCAACAGGACTTATCTTTGCGATGAAATCACGTTACGGTGCTGGTGCAACATCATCAACTGAAGCACTATTCAACGAAGCTGAAACAGCTCGTTCTGGTGACTCATCTGTAACAGAAAACTCTAATCCTTCAGGTCTATCTGGAATTAGTGCAACTGCAGGTGACGCATCTGGTGACTCTTCACTAGACTCCGAACGTGTAACAGGCGGTACTGCTGGCGGTATGTCAACAGCCGATGCTGAGGGTCTTGGATCTTCAGGAGCTGGACCTGCTTCTTCTTTCACTGAAATGGGATTCACCATTGAAAAAGCAACTGTGACTGCAAAATCACGTGCTTTGAAAGCAGAATATTCATTAGAGCTTGCTCAGGATCTTAAAGCCATTCATGGCCTAGATGCTGAAACAGAACTAGCGAACATCTTATCTACTGAGATTCTTGCTGAAGTTAACCGTGAAGTAATTAGAACTATCAACAGCCAAGCTAAAACTGGTTGTTTGCAAGCTTCTACTGCTCTTAACGGTATCTTTAACATGTCATCAGATGCTGATGGTCGTTGGTCAGTTGAGAAGTTCAAAGGCTTAATCGTACAGATCGAAAGAGAATGTAACGTAATTGCTAAAGAAACAAGACGCGGTAAAGGTAACTTCATCGTATGTTCTTCTGACGTAGCATCTGCTCTTCACGCTTCTGGCATGTTGGACTATTCTCCAGCATTGTCAACAACTTTGAACGTTGATGACACAGGCAACACATTCGCTGGTGTTCTTAATGGACGTACACGAGTATACATCGACCCGTATTCAGGAACTGATTACTGTAACGTTGGCTACAAAGGTACTAACCCTTATGACGCTGGTCTATTCTATTGCCCATACGTACCATTAACAATGGTTCGTGCGGTTGGCGAAGATACCTTCCAGCCAAAAATCGGGTTCAAAACTCGTTACGGCATGGTATCAAACCCATTCGTTGGCGCAACACCTGCAAACGGTCTAGCAGCGGTTAAAACTAACCAATACTACCGTATCTTCAGAGTTGACAACATAATGGCATAAGCCACATTACTTCGGTAATAACTAGGGGAGCTTTTTGCTCCCCTTTTTTATTTCTACATTTTTAAACGTATAAATAGGTTATATAATATAGAGGTCTCATGGCAACTACAACATCAACATTACAGCCACCTAGTTTTCTACAGCCTACGGGTTATAAGATTGTGGTGAATAGAGAAAGATTTCCTAATTTAGAGTTCTTTGCTCAGAGCGTTAATCATCCAAGTATTAACTTGGCTGCAGCTATGCTGCCATTCCGTGGTGTAGATGCTGCATTCCCTGGCGATAAAATAGATTATACAGAATTAAATATGCTGGTAATGCTAGATGAAAAAATGCATATATATGATGAAATGAGAAAATGGTTAGAAGACGGTGTATATAAAAACTTTCAGAATCCAACTGGTATTGCTACAGATGCAAAAGATCAAACAGAGTATGATATACAATTATTGATCTTAACTAGCGGCAATAATCTTGCAAGGACCATTACATATAAAAGTGCATTCCCTACCTTTATAGGTGACATAGAATTCGCTTCAACACCTGGTACCTTGCAATATGTGTCATTCCCAATGACATTTAGGTTTACAGGATTTAACTTTTCGTAGGAGAAAATAATGGCATTTAGAATGGTGAAAACAATACTTGGTCGAGACGAAACAATTAACGGCATCGATTATGTGGCACAAGATAGCGCAGGTTCTTTTAATACATATATAGACACTTGTCAAACTACTAGTTTACATTATACTGATATCATAGCTCAACGTATTGCCAATGGTGATTTGCCAGCAAACTATGCAGATTATTCCGGAAGTTTTGTATCAGAAACATTTGATAGGATAGAACAAAGAATGGTAAGAACTGTAGACTTTGATTCAGAAGGTCAGTTTAATCAATGGAGAACTTGGATGCACGAATTAGCTCTTGATTCTGCAGGTAAAACATTTTTTGATGAACAAGAAAGCATAGTTACAAGCACTGTTTAACTGCCTGCTTCAAACATTCTCCATCTAATCATATTACCAATAGTCTGATGACGCCAATTAATATTATTAACTATCTCTTCTAGTGTTTCTACAATAGTTTTCCAATAAATTATCTTCTCTTCAGATTTCTGTATATCAACATCACTATCATAATAGTGTTCCATCTCACCTTTTAATACCTTTAAACCATTGAATGGATCGAACTCCCATCCATATTCGGCTATTTGTTCTTGAGTCATTTTGCCATTGTAATATAGCCACTTCTCTTTGAGTAGCGTCTTCTGCTGCATCTCAAATCTTTTTAGTTGTAGCTTTGCAGTAGATCTCAGTTCAAGATATTTAGCATGAAGCATAGGTGTCACACGTGATACTTCGTCTAATGAGGTGTTAGATATCTGGCTATCTTCTTTCCACATATCAAGGATTGTTTCTAAATTTAATTTCATATGTATATTATACCACACTTTAGATGCTTTGTAAACAGTATATATAATACATGGACAAAATAATACTTGAGAAGAAAAACCACAGCATCATGCACGTCGGATGTGATTTTGGTATAGCAAATGAGTTAAGTGATTTCTTCTCGTTCTTTGTACCTGGTTACAAGTATATGCCAGCATTCCGTAATAAGGTGTGGGATGGCAAGATACGATTATTTAACGTTCAGTCTAATGAGATCCATGTAGGTCTATATCCATTCATTAAAGACTTCTGTACTAAACGTAACTATACAATAGAGTTATCTGATGAGAATAATTATGGTTCTCCAGATGATAAGGATGAAATAGACCCGAGAGCGATCATGGAGTTCGTCAAAGGACTTGAGATAAAATCTCGTGGTAAACCGATTCAAATAAGAGATTATCAGTTTAATGCAGTATGTCATGCATTACATAATAAAAGATCTGTATTAGTAAGTCCAACTGGTTCAGGCAAATCGCTTATAATATATATTTTAATAAAATACTATCTATCTATGCTGAGCAGCAATGGGATACAAAAAGTTCTTATTATTGTACCAACTACATCATTAGTTGATCAGATGTATGCTGATTTTGCTGATTATGGTATGCTTGTAGAAAACGGCTGCCATAAGATATATTCTGGTAAAG